CCTCTATAACCTCTTCTTTTTAAATAATATAAAAGTCTTGGCTTATTATTCTCTGCTAATATAGGCATACCGTAAAATACCAATGCCATAAGTACTTCCTCAAAAAATATTTCAGCTGTTTGTGGTCTTGCAACGTATTCTAAAAAGAATTGATTTGGCGGAACATCTTCCATAGAAAATTTGGTTAATCCATGTAATGCTCCATTTGATCCTCTGCTAATATCTACTGTTCCAGAAATATCATAACTATCACAACCAAAGGCTCCACAGTGTTCGTTTCCTGGGTATTTCAATCCGTTTTTTATAATTACGCGATTTTGTAGATGTTTAGGTGGAACCCATGAAATTAAAAATCTACCATCTTTATTTGGGTAAAAAACAACAGTAGTATCTTGAATACCATTTGCCCATTGAAAACTACCTCTTGTTAAAACACCTGAGTTTCTAAGATCGTCATTGTAATCTACTTGCTCGTATATTTTTGTAAGGTTAAATAAAGACTGTTTAGCTTCATCTCTAAAAGCATGTTGCTCTGTCCTTGGGAACTGTCTATAGTATTCATTTAAACCATCTTGGTCCTCTTTTAAACCATCAACCTCATTTTGCCAGTGATCAATAACACCGTGTTCTATCCAGTTGTTATCTACACCTTTGATTGGTTTTTTTGGAGTATCGAAGACAGGTATGCCATAAGTATCAATGAATCCCTCGTACGACCATTCCATAGGTATGAACAAACTATATAGTCCTGAGCTAGTCTGTCCATTGCGGTTTCTTTTTGTAACATCAGAATTAAAATAAAGTTTTTTAAAATTATCTCCTCCTTTGTCTAACGCATTAGAGGTAGACCCCATCATACATTTACCAATAATCCTAGCCCCTAAACGTAAACACGTTTTTGTAACACGCCAGTTATTTAATATGTTATCAGGTTTCAACCATTTACCACTTTCATCATGCACGAGTAATTTTAATTTCTCCCCATCATAAGAGTTGTCTCCAGTGTTCTTCCAGTCAATTGTAGTATCTAATCCTTCTAATTCAATTACAGACTCACTGCTATCTAGCTTTCTTCTTGTAAATTTGGAAGCAGGTATACGATAGGCTAATTCCGTTTTAGGACGGTCCATACCATCTTGAATGGGTTTGAAAAAGAAGGGATAGTTAATAGAGATTGGCACAACTTTGTCGGTAAACATTGTTTTAGCATCTGCTCCAGATTTTGATAATATACCAAATCTTGAGTCGCTAGATATAGTTGCCTGATTGACTAATTCCGCGGAGGACATAAATGAAAATCCAGAACGTCTATTCTTTAAATAGCACATTCCATAACACCTTGAGTCTGCTTTACAGGCTTCCCAAAATATAAAAAATAGTCTATTTGATTCTCTAAAATCTGGCGCACCAACGTCTATCTTGCTCCATTGCAAGTACATATAATGCGTGCCAGAGATATAAGTAGGTATTCCATTGTTATTAAAAAATATTCCTTCCTCACGTCTTTTAAATTCAAAATCTACGTAATCGTACCATCTTTCCTTAAAGTGATCAGGATATTTATTCCAATCAAATACATTCTTTATTTTTTCTAATTCTTTTGGATAAGGTATTCTTTCCCAATATTGATCTTCTTTTTTAGTAGATCTTGAGTAAGTATTTTCAACTGCTGGTAATGCAATCTTTAAGTTTTGTATTTCATAGATTTCTCCAATCTTACCAGTCTTGCTAATAACAATAACATCGTGCTCTTTATTATAACCATATTCCCATTTCTTTGCGCGGTTTTTTTGGTTTATTACACTTTGTTTTATGTAATTAGGTATTATCTTATGTAAAGTTTGCTGATACATTATTTAGACCTCCCTTCTGCAAATCCTTTAAATACCTTTTGGGTATTGTCTTTTGCTTCTTCTTCGTCGGTTATTATTTTTTTCTCAAGCTCTATTCTGGTAAGTATATCAAACGCATCAAATATAGCTAGTTTTTTTGTAGCCGCTGCATTCTTTAATTTATCCGCTGATAAATCATCTTCTCCATTATCTATAATAGCTTCTTCAGCAACTTTAATCAGTTCTAATACAGCTTTGTGTCCAGCCTGGATTATACTCAGCTTCGTTTCCTTTATATTCATATTTAATTACAATATCATTAGATTTCATACAATATAATCTTTGCCCTTCAATTACAAAGTCAAATTCGCCATAAGGCGTATATCCAACTAAGTCTCCAGGATAGATTTTAAGCTTGTTTAAAGCATCATTTCCGTATTTTAATATACCAATAAGTCTTTGCTCCTTATCTAGCTTTAAATGGTCAATATTCTTTAGAGGTTTTATAAAGCATCTATCGCCAAATGTCTTCCATTCGCCTTTTGTTTTATATAAATATATTTGGTCCATTGCACAAAAGTATAAATCATCTTTAAAATAAGATCTACTATTCTTTTGTTTACCTCGTATATCGTAAAACTTTCTAAAAACATTATGGTGAATTACAATTAAATCACCTTCTTTTATATCTGTGGTGTATGCCAATGGTACTGAAACAACTACAGCAATTGTATTTACAGATTTAAAACTTTCTACATTTGTATTAGTGATTAAAGTTTTTCCATCTATTTGTGTTTCATTCCTGTATCTTTCACCCAATGGCTTTACAATAAAATCAAACACGCTACGCATCAGTATTCTAAATCGTTTTCTATAGCTATTGCCATATTTGGATTAAACCCTTTCCAAGGCATTACTTCGTCTCCTTTTCTTATGTAAATTCTCCACCAGTTTTCTTCATCTTTTAAGATATGAGAGATCTCATGACCTCCATATACTTGCTGTCCAATAGAATAGTGCATTGCTTCATTTTTATAATCAACACCTATACTAATTTTTCTAACAACTGTATCCATCTACTTTTCTTCTGTAGAAGGAATTTCCAATGGAGTATAAGATCCATCTTCCAAGTTGATATTAATTGGACCATATTCAGATTCAATTTCTTTCTTAAAGTTTTCAATTGTTTCATTAACATCTTTTAATTGATGTAAGAAACTATGCTTTTGAGCTTCTATTACTCCAATGTTAGTCAATAAAGTACTTAAGTCTTTTTGTTGGCTTCTAATTGTTTCTAATTGCTCTTTTGTAATTTGTTTTACTACTTCCATTTAATTTAATTGTTTAATTTATTATGATAATGTTAAAAGATATTTTGTATGTGCGGCTTTACCAGATAAATCTTGAGCCATATTACTTATATCCCAAAACTTGTTTGATTCCCCATGTTGCATTAATGCTTCCGCAAATTTAATAACGTTTTCCACAACGGTAAGCGCATCGGCTTTATTGCCAATAAGCTCTATTTTCATTCCCTGAATTCTTTTTCCTGTATAACCCATTAGTTTTTCAACTACATCATCTTTAAAGTCTTGTAGGAATTCATAAAATTCTCCTAATGCTTTATGTTCTGCATAGCTTCTTGTTTCCCAATGGATCATGTGAATTTGCTCATGGAAAAATGCTAATTTTCCTGCTATCTCTTCTGTTGTCATTTTATTTAATTTTTAAATCTATCCACATGTGTAATAGCCCGTGGTAATTAATCCGTTTGTTATAATATATTGATTTGCGCCCGAATATGCTCCCCCTATTCCGGTATAAGGCGATGTTAGAGCTATATCCGAATATATATAAATCCCTTCCGCAAATGCCGGAGAAAGACTATAGGTAATTGCTATTATATTTCCGGGACAGTCCCATAATGTAATCTCGTATATTGTAGGAACCGGAGTTGACCCTGAAGTATTATTAGGCCAGCCAATACCCATGTTCATTGACCAACCCATTAGTATAAGGCTACTATGTCAGAACAGGTTGTAAGCTCATCTCCTCCATCTACGGCCTTTAACCATACATTATTTACTATAACAGGAAAAAATGTGCCGTTTGGAATATTTTTAAATAATGTTACATTATCTTGACCGTCATACCCAGCATTATCTCCCCCAACTACAGTTACAAGCAAATTGCCTCCTGTACCTATATATAAGGCCGCTGAATTTAAAAGCTGTTGATCCGCTAAAGGAAACTCTGCTGTCCCTAGAGGCACTATTGTTAAAGCTCTTGTTCCAAAGTCTGGTTGATTTCCAAATTGCCCCATAATTATTTTTTAAATATTCTATTATATATTCTATCCTTGTCTTTTGTATCAAGTTTAAATTCTAATACAGTATGTCCTGGAAAGTTTATTTCATGCTCTCCCGGTTGCATTACTTTAGAATTACCCTCATTGTCAATACCCAAAACGGGGAAATCTACGTTTTCCATAGTTATATCCCCGCTTGGTATTACATTATAAGGTCTATCTTTATCAGGGCTATCTTTTTTATAACCTGTTCTTGATAGATTTTTCATTTACTATTTTTTTGCTTTTATTTTATCTTTACCAGAAATCGGGTTGGTTTTTGCGCTTTCAGCAGATGGTTTAGCAATTCCAAATCTTTTTGATGGAGTATCTTCATCATAAAGATTATTACTTGATTGTTTAATTAAATCTGACACTACAGCTCTTTTTGATTCTGGACTAGCAGAAACTCCTCCAGGCCCTTTATATTCTCCTCCGGCTTTTTTCTTGCCTTCTTTGCTATTTGTAGAATAATTACGACTAAAATCATTTCCGTATTTTACTCTATCTAAATCGTTTTTTGCTCCACTTATATAGCTCATGCTGTCCTTAGCTATTTGAATTTGCTCTACAGCTTTTTTAGAATTAGGCTCTACAGTATAACCCGTAGTTTCTCCTTTTTCATTTTTTTGAACATTGCTTCTTAAATGCTTATTTTGTGCTGGATATTTATTCAAGACTTGATCTGCAGTCATTGTTACACCTTTACCACCCGAAGACTTTAATTCGGCAGCATCAATATTTTTATACATATCTTGTCTAAGCGGGCTAGGAATTCCGTGCCCTGTTTTTGGGTGACTACCTCTACCCGGTTTTTGCATATATGCCATTGCTTTTTGTTTTTGTTGTTATTTATTATTTAATCTTAGT